CGCTGCTCATAAAGTTGCATCATATCCGCTTCGCCTTTCATGTAAGTATACGCTTCTACTAGAGAACCGTAAAGTAACACATTTGGCGCGTTATCACTAAGCCAGCTTTTCTCGGTGTCGAGACCAGCCGTAATGCTTGCAGGACGGTAATAATAATGTAGTTCGACATCATAGGCTAGGTTTGGTGTTGGGCCTAAAATGAAGTTATCTACGTCGAAAATGCTATAATACTGTGGAGTGGCTGTTGCACCATAATCCAACGAATAACGCTGCACAAAGTTTACGTCTTTAAACTGAAGAAACTCTTCATAGTTTGCTGTTGTGATCTGCAAAGAAAACGGGGCCAGATAGTCAACAGGGACGTTTAAGTACGGGTCGCCAACGGTCAGTGTTGACACAGCATTCTTACGAAACAGTTCCAGATCCACAAGCGTAAAGATTCGGTCTTCACAGCTACGAATAAACACAGGCAGGTTGTTCACGAAAGATGTTTCCGTGTTCTCCGCAAAATCCTGAATAGCTGTCTTCAGTTCGCCGTATGTAAAACTCATTTATACCACCAATGTCACGGGGCCAGCCGTAGCGCGTCCGCCACCGCCCCGTATATTTCCTACCGTGGCAGTGTCTGTCACAGTAATAGTGTAAGTATTAACATCAACCACGGTAATTGTATAGCCAGCAGCAGCCTCTAGAGTAGCTTCTGCAATGCCATCGAATGCTTCTGCGGCTCTAAAACGAACTGTATCACCAGTTGTTCTGCCGTGTGCAGTCTCTACTACAGTCACCGTAGAAGAACCTAACGCACCTGTAAGAAACGGATTTAGCGGCAGCAACCGCTCGACTGCATTCTCAGTGCGTTGATCTGGACGTGGCTGATGCAGTGCCTGTGGATCCGGTCCCGGACGTATTGGCTCTAGCTGCGGGTGCTTTGGCTCGTACTCATCCGGGCCGACCTTTGCACCATTCCACTCAGTAACCATCTCAGCCAGACGATACCGAAAGCCTGACCTGTCTGAATAACCCCAAGCTTTTTTACCTGAAGCATACCGCGCCATTAGTTAACTCTCAGATACTGAATATTAGGTTGTAGCTTCAAAGATACCCGATCTTCATCCTCATCAGCCGCCCGTTGGAACTCTTCTTCATACACAGACTTCAATAGCTGAACCCGCTCTGGAGCCTTCTTCATAGAAAGATAGTACGCTAGCCCAGCAACCATACAAGGGTAAAACCGGAAAGGTACGTCGTTGGTGTTGGCTAGTGTGTCAGCGTCTTCAATACGAGACACATAATAGTAAATCAGTGTATCGGTCGAGTTCTCCGGAGTAGACCACAGTGTTATCTCAGGGATAATTTTGCGGTTGTAATAATACTGACTAGGACGACCTTCCGAAGCTTTGTTTGGCAAAGTTAGATATTCTGCACGAGACATGCGGCTCAACTCATAGTCAACTCCGCTACGGCGGAGCACTACTTCCAGCAAATCTGTATAATCATCCGCAAAAGCGTATGTAGCCGTGCCCTGTGTCAAGACTTGCGAACCCTGCTTTACTGTCCACAAGTTAAGACCACGGTTTGCCCACTCAGCAAACATTAAGTTAAGAGACCGACGCGCTGTCTTAGCATCGTAGCCCGTGCGTAGTTCAAGACCGCATCGCTCGTATGCTTCTTCGATAATCTCAGCTACGTCTAGCTCAAAGTTGTACGATCCTGAAGTTGCCATTTATCTTCCTACTTTTTATATGTGCCGCCGTAGCGTTTTTTATGCATTCCACCACAAGCCATACGGGGCATTTCCATAGCGCCAGCCATCATCTTGCGTGGCGAACAACTACCGCCATCCTTAAAACCGGGAACACCACGGCCTTTTAAAACGTCTGCCTTTGTGACTTTGCCGTCCTTATTTAGATCAGGAAAACTTTTTGCCATTTATTTCTTCCTTCTTAGTGCTTTAACGCGACGTGGCTTACCTGCTGGCTGACCAAGTCTTTTCTTCTGTGATATTCTACTACGTTTTTCTGCGGCTGTCATTTCTCCCGAGGTTTTGGGAGTTTTAGAACTGACACGTTTGGAGGGGCGACAATATGGAGTACCCCGTTTTTCACCCTTGCGACGCCCACACGGCTTCCCCGTGCGTACATCTTTCCATTCTTCTTTGAACCACCGCTTGAGTGACGCACCTTTTTTAGTCTTTCTTACTGCCATATTAATATCCTGCGGCCCACGCTACAGACACCATTAGAAACGCAAACAATGCTACAGCAACTAGAATAACACCCCCGATTATTAAAGTTGTCTTTATGGCTTCTTCCAACTCTTGCTGTTTTAGCCTTTGTTCTTTTCTAGCCTGCGCGGCCTGTTCCTTTGCTTCCTGTATTCGTCTGGCTCGTTCATCTACAATACTTTGCCAAGTTCCCGGTCCAAAACGCATATCGACCAGTGTACGCATTTCGTTTATCTTTTCTTGCGCTAACCTAGCATCTATAACTTCTTGCGCGACCTTATTAATACCGAACTGATCGCCTATTCCTGCACCTGACTTCTTGGCTCGTTGTTCTTGTACCTGCTTTTCACCAGTTAGTAGACTGTCTATCTGACCAGCTATCTGGCCTATGTCCTGCGCGGTGGATATGTTTTCTTTGATAAATTTGACAGACTGCTGTACTAGAGCAATTCCGGTCAGCACTTCTGCCACTACCATTTTTTATCTCCCTATCGTGGCGTCAGTTTTATGTCGCCACTATCAATATATCGTGGTTGTGCGGTACTTGTATGTTCCGCCTTTGGCTTTTTTCTTTGCTTTGTTTCCCCAGTTAGCCGCGCCGACTTTTCTACATTTCGCGATTGCCCCGCTTGCATACGCTGACGGGAAGACCTTATAACGGCGCTTAACCTTGTGGTAACATGCATCTTTAGCCATTCCTTCTTTTCCTTTTTCCTGCACAGTATGCTCGTTCACTAAAGCCGCGTGGACGTTTGCAGTTTACTTTAGCCTTTCGAGCTTTACTCCATTTTTTCTTTTGTGGCGGCTTGGACACCTGCTGTCTCATTGACCCACGCGATATCGCCATCTCTGCTCTCCAAAAAATCATCCCACAAGACTGTTAACATCTTGTGGTTTTCGCTAACTTTCTGATTTATCACAGCCGTTTCTGTCTTCAGATCCATAATAGACATTGCGATCCAAGCTACAAAACCGAGTATTGCTGTAACAAATATGTTTAGCATTTCCATCTCCGCCGCGCAGCGCAAATACGTTTCTTAGGTGTCTTTTTACAATTGATGTTGTGCATCTTCATCTGACCAGCACTACGCTTGCAGTAAGATGTACGGCGCTTACCGCCGCCCGGTTGCGGTGCCTTCAGTTTTGAACCTGTGGCCCGGTTGTACTTAGCGCGGCCTTTAGCTGTTAGTCCAGCGCCTTTTGAGGCAGGCAGCTTTTCGCCACGCTTAACTGATAAACTAACAGATTTTTTCTTCTTTGTCGCCATTACAAAGGTCCTTGTTCTTTGACTAAAACGCCTTCTCCAAACACGCCGATGTCAGCCGTTGTGCTATTCAACGCAAACTGAAATTCAACAGTAGTTTTTTCAGGCACCTTAAATGGGAGTACCCGTGTGATGTCCATACGCTGCAAGAAACTTGTCTGCGCTACGTTAAACACTCGACCATCACTAAATGTATTGCGGTTTCTAAATGTAAAAAACTTATTATCGTTGTTTGCGGATGCAGAAAACGCATCAATGCGACCAAGATAAAAAGAATGCCCAGCAGGAACAGTATAAATAGCCGCCTGATTTCTACCGTATGTTGCGGTTATGGCGGCGTATGTTGTAGCGCCAACCTTTGCGGATACAAGCCCTACAGCGTTACCAGAAACGGTTATAAGGTCGTTGATAAACTTAAACTCTTTTGTTGTTGTTACATCCGTTGTGCCATCTAAAGCCACAACTTCAGACACAACTTCGTAGCTGTCGTCTAGACCACTAATCAGAATAGACACAGCCGTATCGCTGGCGCTGCTACTAGATAGCGTCAGTTGAGATTGAGTGGATAAAAAAGGAACATCGCCGTTGGCTAACTCCCACGGCGTAACAAAAGATGTTCCAACCGACGTAGCAGTGCCAAAGATGTTTCGGGGCGTATGCCCCGGAATCTGCCCACGACTAATCTGTAGCTCAAATGGCTCCGAAGTGCCAAGCTGGCTAATAGATCTGAGGTCGTAGACAGACATTTGTTATGCCAAGAAGACTGTCAGTTCCGCATTGGTTCCTGAAATTGCGCTTACATACACACCGCTTTCCGCAATCACACCATCGCCCGGAATGTTCAACACACTCTGGCCTGTTGGAAACTTTTGCGTAATTAGTGTTGCACCGCCGTTGCCGTCGGTAATTGTAAATGCACCAGCACCTGTTGCGTACATGACAATCTGCTTAATGCGTGAGCGACCCGGGCCTACAGCCCCGGTGCCTGTCACATTATAGGCTTTTACTGGACCAGCCATTACACTCTCCTATTAGCTAAGAGCAGCGCCTATGGCGGTAACCCAAGCAGCACCTGTATTAATTACCAAGCAATACTCATTGTTACCAGCGCCGTTGTCGCTGATTACATAAACAGTGCCTTCAGGAACGTCTGCATTCGCTGGAAGGTTTGCAGTGGTAACAACTGGATAAATGAAAGCCGCGTCAGACTTGACGGGACCTGAGAAAGTAGAACGAGCCATTTTTATCTCCTGTCGTGGCTAGTGTCAGTCCGAACCCCGGACTGTCAGGGATAGGTCATTATACATAAAAAAAGGGCGACTGAATAGCCGCCCTTTTACTTTATTATGCCTACAATTATGCGCCCGGTGAACCGAATACACAACGTGGGTCTGAGAAGCCGAAGCTGTAACGCTCACGGGCCTTGAACCGCATGTTACCAGTGTCGAAGTCTGGGTCCATATTGGTTGCAAGAGCAGCACGTTCAAAGTGCTTGAGGCCGTTTGGCGCGTCAGTCTTGATGAAAAACGCATCGGTGTCGGTCAAGTAGTCGTTGACTACATAACCTTCAGGCAGCATGCCTGATGACTTGATAGCGTTGATATCATTGTCGGCTGTACCTACCCGAAGGTTTGATACGAGCAGACGTTCTGCAACGAACTGCAACTGACGTGGGATGATCAGCTTCATGCCACGAAGAGCAACAATCAGGCCACGCTCATCAACGAAACCAGCAATGTTGATCAGAGCGTCTTCCAAAGAAGTTTCGTTCAAATCAGCAGCTACTGATGGTTCGTTGGCGAAAGTGCCGCCTGATGTCAGCGGGTGTGATGCATCACAAAGAGCAACACCGTCACCACCAGCAAATGCGCCAGCAGAGAATGCGTTGTTCAGGATTGATGCAGCTTTAACCTGCTTTGTGTGTGCCATTGACCGTGCGAGTGCACGAGTGTAGCGAGAGGCCAGACGATCATACAGATTGTCTTCAACAGCTTCTTCAGTAATTGAGAAAGCCATTGCTACTGTCTCGTGGTTGTACCGAGCAGTGTAAGCTTCTTGTGCATCGTCGTAAGATACACCTGTGCCTTCACCTTTAGTCGGCGCAGCCCCGAAACCGGACAGCATCACTTCTTCTTCAAAGGCACGATCTGATGCCTCAGTGTCGAAGATTTCAGCATGCTGACCTTCGTAGCGACCATATTCCATACCAAAGAGAGCGTTTAGACCCGGCTCTAGTTCTTTGGCGAGTTGTGCGCGAGAAATAGCCATTATCTACACTCCCTTATGAAATCGCGGCTTCAGAATCAGACTGAAGCAGCGCATGATTGTTAAGCATCACAATCATAGGAATACCAGCGGCAGTGAAATCGGCGTTCTCGGCGTCATCCAAAATACCCACAATCTTCAGAGGAAGAGAGGCGTTAGATGAATCGAGAGTTGCGACATCAAGCTGTGCGCTAGAAATGCCTGTGGTTGTGCTACCGCTTGCACCATTGTTGAACTGTGAGTTCTCAAAAATGGCGGCAACAGCAGTTGCTTTATTAGTGATGGTAGCGTCTGTCGCAATTACAAAGCGCTGGAGCGGGTTGTCGTACACATATCCGATGATATCGAAGTTTGTGTCGGCACCTGAACCGGGCCAGTAGTTTGAGAAGACTTTCTTACCAGTCGTAGATGATACATATTCACAGCCAGCAAAAACGCCAACGGGAGCCTCAGTATCGCCGGATGCAGAACAGATAACGATTTCACCACCGTTATCGGCCTTTACCATTGATCCCTGAAAGATCGCGCTAGCGGCGCTGTCGATGAAGTATGCATTAGTACCTTGAGTAGCTGGTGCGCTACCTGCGGTATTAATCGGCTTGAGGCCGAAGGCAACATTAGTGTTTGCCATTACTTACTCCTTATCAGATTAAGGGGACTAATCTTTGCCCCCGAATGATACACGACTTTGCCTATCGTTATGGATAGGCATTGAGGGATGTTGTTCCCTCATCAGGTTATCGTCAACGGCCTTCATTTGATTGCGGGTCTGCTCCCGATAATACTCAGTTCTTTCTTCAACCGTTTCTTCTGGAATCCGTGCAAGCATTAAACCGCCCACACCAATGACTCCACTGTACTTACCATCATCAATTGTTGGAAACTGATCAGCCAGATCCGGATATTCATCCGCACGGACTGGTTCCCATCCTTCCCGCAGCTTTGCGGCTACATTTGTGCGATCATCTTCACCACGAATTGATGTGCGGATCCAACGATGCTGATAGCCTGCTGGGGCTTCAGGTGCTGCCAACTTTGATGGCGGTGTCCACGGCTTGCGCCGTGTGGTTTTTGCGCGTGATGTTGATTCGCGTGTAGTTCTATCAGCCATATCCTTACTCCTTAACGTACTTTGCATATTCTTCAAGCGGAACATTCAAGCGTTTCGCAATGGCAATTTGCGAAGGCGTAAGTTTGACTGTTCTGCGCCCCTTTTTAGACGACTTGGAAGCCGTGGACTCCGCAGAAGCGACTCGGGGTCCTGCGTCACGAACTGATTCCTTAAACTTGTGTGGGAACTCAGTACGGACACGTCTATCTAGCTCAGTATAATACTCATCGGACGTTGGGTCAAACCCTTCATCCTCAATTAGTTGCCTATGAATGCCAAAAGCGGCATATGTCATAGTCTGATCGGAGCCAAACCATTCATTTTTTGATGCCCAAGCCTCGGCTTTAGGATCTGGTTTAGCGGGTTGTTGAGGCGCTGCCTGTTGAACTGGCTGCTCTTGTGCAACCTGTGCCTGCTGGGCACGTTCTTCGTTCTGTCGCTTTACCTGCTCATAACGAGACTGCTCCATCGCCAAACGGCTAATGGTCTGCTGTGCTTCAAACATCGCATCAGCATCGCCTTCGTCATAAGCCTTTTTGTATGCTTCTTTAGCAGCAACAACTTGGGACTCGATACGATTACCAAACTCACCTACATAAGACTGATCCAGTCTATCCAGTCGTGATTTTAGTTCTTCGTTTTGCTTTTGTATCGCTTCGGCATATTCAAGTGCCGCTTGACGCTGGCGCTCTTCTTCCCGGTATTTACCCGTAAGTGTGCGAATCCGCCGCTGAACAGATTCAGAATATGAAGCAAGTTCGTCTTCATTATCAGCTTTCTCTTCCGACTGTTCTGTCTCTACGTCAGCTTGTACGTCAGCTTCCTGAGTTTCGGCTTCTTGAGCTTCATCCTCAGTCTCGATAATCTCGAGTTCTTCCTTCTCTGCTGCTTCAGGCATACTTAAACTCCGTATGTTTTGATATCATCTGGGTCGATGATGGTGGCAATGACTTCATCGTCATTGATAATACGAACCTCGCCGCCTTCAATGTTGAAACGAGATCCAGCGTAGCGCCCAATACATACCCAGTCACCTTCTTTACACCACGGCTCACAGCCGTCGCCGAACTTGTTAGGGTCTTGATATGCAAGAGGGCCAACCTTTACGACATAAGCTACGGTTGTCGCACGAGCTTCTTTTTCACGAGCGGCATCAGGAATGTAAACGCCGCCTTCAGTCTTTTCTCTGCCCATGTAAGGCATGACAAGAACCCGCCAGCCTGTAGGCTGCGGTACTCGTTCTGCTATTGTTTTAGATTTTGCAGCTTCCTCGGCTTGTTTTTTAGCGCGTTGTTGCTCAAGGATATAATCAGGTACTAAGAGAGTCTTCGTCATAGTTAGCCTTTTTTAGCAGGGTTTGAAGTTCGTCAAGCGCATAAGTGAGTCCCTGTATCTCACCTACCCTTGCTTTGTAGTCTTCCCAATCAGAAGCGCTACCACTTGTGATAGATAAACTAATGTCATCTACACGATTTCTCAAGGCTTTTTGATACCTTGAGAGAAAAGAAACTACATCCATTTACATTCCACAGTTACAATCAGGTTTACCGCAGTCACACGGGCCTTCTTCCCCCGGCAGATCCGACATCGGACCACCTTCAGCCCACTCTGCACAACTGTTCTTAGCACTGCACATAAACTTTAGCAACTGACAATAACCGACCTCACCAGACTCATCCTTCATGCATTGCTGCATATGCTCTGTAATATTGAACACGGAGCATGTTCCACAGCTTTCTTCTG